AAGGCAGCGGTACATCCGTCCGTCGATGACGACGTAGTCACCTACCGACAGTGCGGTGTGGGTGCGCTTTTCCGGCAGCGGCTGGAGTAGATCCCACGCCGCCCCCTCGTAGAGGTTCGTGTCGCGGAACATGGTCTCGCAGATCTCCAGATCGGGCAGGCCGTCCCACGCATCCGTCTCGACGGTGCGGGTGGTGACGGGTTCGAATCCTTCGATCCGGAGTTGGGCGAGGTAGTCTTCGCGGGCCGCTGTCGCCCAAACAACCTGAATCGTTGTCATGCCGTGCTCCCTTCGTCGCTGTGTCCGTTCTAAGCATCATATTACATAGGGAACCCAGCACTGTCAAGTGCGACCTTCGAGTTCTCGAAGTGAGTGTCATCCACGAGGTAGTGCTTGATGTGCGGTGAGACCACGCCGGTATGGCAGTGGATCGGGATTCCCGCTCGCCGCACTTCGAGACAGAATGCGATGTCCTCGCTCAGCCACCCACCGTTCGGGATCGCGCGGTCGTTGAACCAGCAAGTCTCGGCGTACTCCGGCGAACAATTTCTTTGGATCTCCTCGAAGACGCGGCGGTGGACCAGCAACATGCCCGCGCCGCATCCGTCAACTTGGACCAACGCATTCGGCGGGTAGTGGAGGATGTGATCGAAGAGGAACGGGTCGTCCGGCTTCTTCGAGAAGATGTTCGGTAGCGGGAGTGGGTAGAGCAGACCGTCGATTCGCCGAACTCCGAAATACAGTCCGGTAAGGACGGGCCGTTCTTCGGCATCCGCTGCTCCCGTGAGTACGTCGTAACTCTCGGGTGTGAACCGTTGATCTGCATCCAGCATGAACAACCAGTCCGCTGAGGTCTGGAGAAAATATTTGACGACTAGGTTCCGTCCTCGGGAGATCACGTTGTCCTGAACGTTGAGAATGGACACGAATCGCTCAGGGCGAGCCGCGCCGAGTCTGAACAAATCGTTTGCGAACTCGCCGCGAACCGTGCCGTGGTCTACGAACCCAATGGCGACCTTCTCTGTATCCCGCATGACTACCAAGATACAACAGATGCTGCCCTGACGCGCCGTCTTCGGTTGTCATGGGGCTTGCCGCTACAAAGTCAAGCGGAGAACAGTCAAACTTTATTGATCAACCTTGATCAAAGTTGATATTCCTCGTGGAGAGGACTTCGACCGCCCAGAGCAGGCCGCTCCTCAGGTGATCAAACTTCTGAGAAGTCTCGGATTTCAGCAGTTCGAGTTCTTCCTTCAGGGTTTCGATACTTTCCGTCCGTTGGCGAAGTCGGGCATGGGCGGAGATCCGCTCGACCTGACGTGACGAGAGAACGGCGATGTCCGACGGACGGAGTTCATCGAGAAGTTTAAAAAGAAGTTCGGCTTCATGTCGGGCGACGTTGAGTACTTCTTCAGGGACCTCGGAAAGATTTTTTCCAGGGACGTGGTGTCCGATTAGTCGTTCCACCAAAAGATCAATGCGGGCGTCGTCACTCACAGGTCGTCCTCCGTCTCTCCGTCAAGTATTTCCACTACCCGTCGTAACGCGCAGGCCGTATGAAACTTCCAGCACGTCGGCGTGTGCTTACTATCAAAGAATGCCCCGTAGAACTCGGCGGTCTCGATCATTTTATCAAGTACGTTTCGGAGATCTCCCACGCCGCCCTCAGACATCGGGGTTCCGTTCCCAAATACTAGAGATGGCAGCCATCTGGCGGTTGAACTCACGAAGTTCGCGGTTCTCACGCCGTCTGATGCGGGCTTCGACTCCGACAATATACACGGAGAGCAGCAGAGCGCAGGCGATAGCGGCCATGCCGATATACGCAAAGATGTCGAACCACAGGTGTCCGTCCATGACGACCTCCGTCTTAGACAACGAAGACCAATCATACTCCTCAGTTGCGATTACGAGCGGCAATTCGCACGGCGTATTCTTGACCGCTATTTGGGCAGGCCGCTTTGTGCATTCCTAGATACGCTGTTTACAGCGTATCTTGGAATGCATGACTTGTCCAGCCCGCGCCGCCCCACAACTTTCAAACCCACTCGTCATACGGTTCGTGGTCGTGCCGGTCGTCCTGGTAGACGCAGTTCGAGCAGATCCCGAAGTCCTGAAGGGGCGGGCCGCCCCACGGGCCGGACAACTCCGCCCAGTAGTTGGCGAGGAAGTCGTGCCCGCACTGATGGCAGGCCCAGAGCAAATAGCCCAATTCGGACGCATACCGTCGGTTCAGATGGCAGCGGGCACACTTCTCGATTCCGTCCACATCTTCTACTAACCGGCTTGAGCCTGGATCTGTAAAAGAAATCGGTTGTGATTACTTCAGGTCGTCCTGCCTCTCGAACAACATTTGAACAAGTTCGGCTGCGGCATTGGCGCGGGCCGTCACACGGATGTGCTCCGCCCTCGTCGAGCACTTCTCGATGTCTTCGGCAAGTGCGTCCGCCAAGGCGCGGGCCGCCTCAAAGATTTTGTCCATCAGGCATCCCAGTCCGAGACTTCGCCCTCGACCTCGACGGACTCTACGATCTCGGCGTCCACGATCTCCGAGTCCGAGTCAGTCGTTCCGGTTCCGAGGACTACTGGGGAAGACTCTTCGACAAAATCTTTGGAAGTCTGTCCGGGCACGCCGCCCAGAACCGCCTCGATGGCAGCCGCCCCGGACGCCAACTTCGCAAGTCTTTCGGCAACCACGACGTGCGCCGGACGTGCATCCGTGACCTCGACGTTCGCGTCGATCTCGATCCCGCCTCGAACTCCGGCTCGGTCGAGGATCTCCGTGCTCGCTTTGAGTCGAACCGGCTCAGATACGGCGGACTCCATTAGTTCTTCGAGAACGTCCACCGCGTACGGTGCGGCTTGGATGATCTTCTTCCGAGCGCGCTCGATGTCCTCCCCTGGCTTCCGTTGAACCTTCAAATGAATCCGGCACAGGCCGTCGTCCGCGAGCCGTCCGCTCGACCACAACATGCAGCGGATGCCATCCGACTTGATCATCCGGCAGCGGTGCGGCAGCGCTTTAGGCGCACGCCGCGATCCCTCGGGCACGCCGCCTGCCTCCTGCTCGTTGTGCCAATGGCGCGTCGCGCCGAGTACCCACGGTGGCACGATCCGTGAGGCGTCACCGTCAACCAGCAGGTCCAGGCCCGTCAGGTAGTCGGAGTTCACATTTTTCGGATCTACGAGGAGCGGGCGCTTCTCGTGGAGCGACAGCATCCGTCGTTCCTTCATGGCCTCCGGCGAGCGGGCCGCGATCAGGCCGGTCGGGTTTCCCGACTGGTCGTAGACCGGCTGCCAGTTCAGTTTGGCGCGGCGGAGGGCGGCACGGTTTTCGTAAGTGTCCTCGACCACGCCGCGCTCGTGCTCAATCAGGCCGATCTCCGAGAGGTCGGGCCGGTTATCCACAGGCTCGTCAATAGCCGGTTCACCGAGGGTTGGGTCCGGCTCTTCGGTCTCATCGTCAAACTTGTATATTTCGGACATTGGTCCTCCGTCTTACAAAATCTTTGGATTGGGGGCGGGCCGGAGCGCGGAACGGGCCAGACCAGAAACTTGTTCCGATCTGGCCCGCGCCGACAAAATCTTTGGATCTAAGGCTTGTCCTTGCCGAACAGCCGCCTCCACGTTGTCGAAGTCGGTCGGCCATCCGTGTGGACCAGGCCCTGCGACTTCTGGAAAGCAGCCATCGCCTGCACCGGATAGGTCTGCTTTCCGCGCGCCGAACTCGGCTTCTTGCGGAATCCGAGGTCGTACAGGCGGCAGGCCAGACGCCACGTTGCACCGTTGGCGATCTTCCGGTCAGCGAACGCCTTCTCCGCCACGGACCTACTCGGCACGCCGCCGTCCCAGGTTTCCTGCTTCTTGACGTACTTCGCAACTTCCTGCCGCCAGAAGATCGGGTTGTAGTCCCGAGCCGTCGTCGCGCCGGGGTAGTCGCCCCACGGTCCCGCGATGGTGTCGTTCTTGCGGCCCTTGAACGGAGACGGGCCGTTCGGGTTTACACCGTACGAGCCGTCCGTCCACGCACCGTGCGTGATCACGCGGCTCAGGTCGGGCCAGCCGCAGAGGTCCGAAAGGGCCGCAGCAATCCGAGCCGACTGCTCGATCTGGTAGTCGGTGATCGTGCCGACCTTCAGGCCAGGATCGTCAATCTCGATGCCGAACATGCGGAAGTGGCCGACGTTAGCCGCGCGGGTAATTCCGATGGCAGGGAACGGGCCACCGTCTCCCGAGTGCCAGCACGAGCCTGCCGAGAGCAGGTAAGTCGTCCCAGGGACCTTCCCGACTAGCATGTTCGCGGCGGGCCTGTCGTAGGCGTTCGCGCACCAGTTGAGGGACGGAGCCGGATTCTTGATCGAGGCGCTCGCCGTCGCGGTGTGGTGCATTATGATGGCGCGGAGACCGCCTCCATCATAATTCCACGGTCGGCCCTTGGTGTCCCAGCCCTTGTAGGTCTGGACATCCGCGCCGTGATCGAGCAGGGCGGCTAGTACCTGCGAGGGGGTCGGGTTCTCGTTGCCGCTCACTTGGCATCATCCTTCGGGTTGGTGTCGCGGACATCTGCGGGGTCGGGATCAGCGTCCACGACATCGGGGGTGAAGTCCGGATTCGCCGCGTTCCACTGCTCGATGTCAGCGTCGGCAGCGTCGATGTCGTTGGTCGTCTCGACCTCTTCTGACAAATTCTTTGACTCGGAGGCAGCCGCCTCGGGGAGAAGCGACGGGGTGCCCTTGACACCAAAGCCGCTTGACGCGATGGAGGTCAGGATCGAGAGGATCGCGGCACCCGCGCCCACGCTCAGTGCCTGGACCCAGTCAACGGTCAGGATGTTGACGGCACCCGCGCCAAGGATGGCGATGAGCGCCTGCGCGAAAGTGCGGATCGCCCGCTCGGCGGTATCAACCCAGAACTGCTTAGTCCACATGTGGGACTCCGTTTCGGTATCGTAACGATTCTGTCACTAAACTTGACAAGGGCTGCTTTGTCTGCTAAGCCCAAGAGTAAGGTAACAGTTCCGCAACGATTTTTGGGCCGGTCTCTGCGAGGCGGAGGGCATTTTTCCAGATTCATAAACAATTCTATGATGCAACCCCCATTTTGCAGGGGTTTTCACCCGTTTGGATGACTTTGGCTCCGACGAACGGTAGATCGTAACTTCTGGATAAAGTGCTTTACTTCCGCCACTTGTGGGATTCACTCCCCCAGAACAGCAAACCTGTCAGAATTGCCAGAATCAAAATCAACACCCAAGCCCAAATCACTACCGCCCCCGACGCGCTCGGAGCATCTTCCGACGCTCGTCCTCCCCAACACCGCCCCACACTCCGTATGGCTCTTGCACCTTCAGCGACCATTCAAGGCATTCGACCTTGACCGGACACTCCCCGCAGATTGCCTTGGCTGCCCGTTCACGATTCTGGCGCGCTCTCGGGGTGTCATTCCACGGATGGAAGAACAAGTCTTGATCCATCCCGACGCACAGCCCGTCTTTCTGCCACTCATAACTCTCGACCACTGCCGCTGGCAGGCGTACCATTTCGTCGCCGCGCGCCACAGGCTACACTCCCGTTCGGCACGACTGGCAGAGCAAAGCATCATATCCCGTGGGCTCCGACATCGGCAGCCCATTGCGGGTGACCGGAACTGGAACCACATGACCCTCGGCTCCGCACTTGTCGCACTTCAAGGGCACGATCCACTCAGCACGCTTTCCCGCTGCTAGGAGTGCGGACATTCCGCGTACCAGAGCGTGCATCGGACCCGATCCCCCTGTCTTCCTGAGGAACGGCCTCGTATCTTCGACATCGAGAACGGGGCGCAATTTCTTGCATGGGCAATCCATCCGAGCGGGTTTACAATACACGACGCCATTGGCTATCGTGTGTCGTCCAGCGCCGTGACCGCAGATGCATACCCGCCCATCACGACCGGCAGGTCTCTCCCGCATCGCCTCATCGACCTCAACGGCCTCCTCCAGCGAGATGCCCATCGCCGCCATAGGATCAACCACGCTCATCCTTGTCCTCGTCTCTCATTTCCTCGGCCCAGCGGCGTAGCCCCTCCGTCATATCAAATGACTTCATGACCCACCAAAAAGTAAACATAGTAATGCCAACTAAGACTAACAGTACCCAACCCAAATTTTCGATCACGACGCGCCCCCGCGTCTCTCGAATTCCTCAATCTGCCGCAGGACCGTCTTTCGCAGCAGGCGATCCTGAACACGACCAGCCAGCCACCACCCGAACCAACCACCGCCGACAACGACTACCGCTGCCAATGCCAGCGACAGGGCATCCTCTGTCTGTTGAGTCATCCCAAGTCCTCATCATCGTCAATCGGAGTGGGAGCCTTTGCCACCGCCCCGCAACTAGAACACACAATGTCAAGGAAGTAGAAACTTAATTCCCCCTCCTCATCGAACGCCCCGAGAATCCGCCACAGGTTTGTCCCGCAGATGCATTCCCTGACCGGACCCACTCCCCTCAGGTCAGCAGACCCCCCATTCGGGATGTCCCGCACCAGAAGTAGCCACGCTTCCTTCGCATCGGGCAGCACACCCTCCGCCTCACCCATCCGAACGCTCCTCCCGACATCGGCCACCGTCCGTGTCGCTCCTTAGCGCACTGTGACCAAACACTGACCGAGACCATACTGCAAAGAGTGACCCATGTCCCAGATCTCACGAACTCGGCGTGTCGTCTTCAGCCCTCCAACGACCCCTCCCGACTTTGGTTCATTGGTTCTTTGGTCTTCCTTTACTTTTTCCCTCTCAGCGCCCCTGCGTGGGGGGTGGTGGCCCGGAAACTAGAAGTCCAAT